GTTATCAATGTTGACATTGATAATCACGTTAAAATGGTTTATATATATGAGCTACTTTATGGCATGTACGTTGGTTAGGACATAAATATGTGGAATAGTTCTTCGGATTAGCTGGTTCATATAATGGGTATACTAAGGAACCATACTTACACAGTTTCTCTCGATTAATCAAAATTTGATCAGCATGTACCAAAAATTTTGATTGAGTATATATTTAGGTTTCTTCGTGAGCTTTTTAAAGATTAACCAGATATATCAGAGCAAATAAGGCTTACATGGGAAACAATGGTTAATTCCGATATACAAGTATTCTCTAGTACTCATAGAACAATTCCCTAGGATATATCACTTAAATGGTTAGGTGGTGTACTTTCAGGGTGGAGAATAACCTCAATAATAACTTCTTTAGTTAATCTATACTATATTGAGGATGCTGGTCTTTATAACTATAAGTCAGTATGTGTATAGGGTGATGATACCATTATAGGTGTAAATTAGTATGTACCTATTATTAACGGTCTTAATTACTTGAGGGACATTGGTTTGAAAATCAAATATACCTAAATGACATCAACCAATAAGTGTGAATTTCTATAGCACCATTACTAGTATAACTAAATTCAATAATATAGTATGAGGTTAGTCCCAAACATAGTATATATGAACCCAAAACGGCTTTAAGGGCCACTTGCACAAAGGATTCAGAACTGTCAAAACGGATGGTAGTAATTAACTTCTCGGTGTAACCAAGTCAAATAAATATCGAAATTAGCATGTTTAGACTTATAACATTTAGCAAAGATAAAACGTGATTAAGTTAAGAGTTTGTGCTGCAATCCATATTCTTAATTCTATATTCATTAGAGCGGTCAACCCTAATCTACAGGGAGCAGTATCCTTTAATATATAGATTATGTGTAACCTGACACTGTGGATAACAATACTAAGTAACTTATGGTACAAAATTAAGAAATGGTTTAAACTATCTCGAATATGTTAACCAATTCTCCAAGTATCAAATCGATTTATTAGTGTTACGATCTTTCGCTTCAATAAAAATAAGTCATATAGGACAAACCGGTTATTATTAAATAAATTCAAATTCATTAGAATATACTCGACAAATTTAATGATAAGGGGTATTTTAATTAATATTCAATCCCGCTTTAGAAACTTATTTCCATACCTACCAAAAATTCATTATAGATAATAAACCCATAAATAACTAGATAATTTATAAAAGATCACCGTATATTAGATCCTAAATCTACTCCGCTTAGCATCTATCACCATATTTTAGCTATTAAGAGCATAACGGGTGAAATTCCAATGTAACGCGGCTATTATCTATTTCAGCTTTTGAGCAACCTATCTTGGTAGGGTCTTTATTTCATATGTGATTTAACCAATAGCACGATTAACTAGACGTGTAATGGACCCTAACTTATTAAGTCACTATATATTAATAAGCTTCATTTAGAATGTTTTAGACAGTAAGGCTATAGCAATTATCAACAAAATTTGAATCAAATTATGCTTAAATCAAATTATGTCTTTAACACGTGTTCTTTATAGTTTGTATTTAACCGCTAAGTCATACTTGTAAGGACATCATCTTGACGAAAGTACTTTAGTTAGCATTGCTGCGCTAACAGCACGAAAAGGGACGGTTCCTTAGTAGTGTTTAACTTCCTACTCTTGTTCGGAGTAGATGGACCTGCGATCTATACACAGTGTAACATTATAGCTATGGACCGGAAACGTAGATAAATCTTGGCACTAGATCATACCAACGATGGTATTAGATTATTATTTTGATTAGACATTAGGGAATTAGTAACTCCCCGCGTGTGAACGTGTTGAACGGTTCTGACTCCGTCATCTATTCATATCCTAATTAAATCAGGACATCCCGTTAAGATGAACATACTTCAAAAGACATGCTAGCTTAGGAATTATTTATTAAGACAATTAACTCTAATAGATTACCTTTGTGGACACATGTTTTAGATATCTCTATTTAACTTAACGTAATAGTCACAACGTAGCATATCCTCAAGGGCGTTTAAATGTGATTGGTGTATTTCATTAACTAATTATTAATGTATTTACAAATTTTGACCTGTTTTAATTTTGATTAATTGATGTTTAATTATATTTTAATTCTGATACTAAGGAATTGCTAAATCGAAGTGTTAGTTGTAGTCCAACATACAACCAAGGTTAAGTCGCGGGCGCATTGGTAGCGATACCGTGCAGTGAGGTAAGTGCAGTAACTCCTCACTATATTCTAAACTGCAAATCTCTGTCACCAGGTGACACCCAC